ATCTGCAATGTACTGAGTTCTGAGAACGTAGAAGAACTTTGCAGCATTTTGGACGCTGAGAACAAAGAGACTATGGTACCCATAACCGAGGACGTTTTGGAAGCAATTGGTGAAGCCGAGTGTTCAACTCCTTTCGTTGGTTCTTTCCTGGGCCTGAGGAAAATTGCGAAGCCAGTGCCCAGGGCTCGTTCATCAAGCATCAGAAAATCTCCTCTCCACTCAGCGTGGACACCTTGCACAAAGACTCCTGCCAATTTGAGTGCTTTTGGCAAAACTCCAGATCCGATCATTGGCGCGGTCGAGCGATATGGTGGTAATTTGCGAAATGTCGACCTAAATTTGGTCAGCATTTGTGCCACGAGCTATTTAAATAAGCTGACACAATTAAAGGACCCCTGTTCGTTCGATTTCAGCCCTATAAGCTTTGAAGAAGCTTGTTGTGGCATACCTGGAGTGCCTTTCTTTGAGGCTATTCCTCGGAATACCAGTGCTGGATTCCCATACGTTTTGAACCCAGCGCCCGGATATAAGGGGAAGGAGGCCTTCTTTGGAAAAGGTGCCGAATACGATTTATCTAGTGCAGAATGTGCTAAACTCAAAGAAGAATGTACGCAAATTCTTCGGCTAGCTGCCAAAGGCAAACGTTCCCTACACGTGTATGTAGACAGCCTGAAAGATGAGGTAGTCACTTTCAAGAAGAAAAGCGAGAACAGAACTCGTCTAATTTCTTGTGCGCCTTTGGCCCTAGTGATTGTGATGAGGATGTACTTCCTTCCCTTCTGTAGATTCATGATGTTGAACCCAATAGAGAACGGTTCTGCAGTAGGGGTGAATTGTTATTCTGATCAATGGTCACAGCTTGCGTCACACTTAACTGGTCTTGGGGATCGAGTGGTTGCTGGTGATTTTAAAAACTTTGATGGTTCACATTCGGCTTCTATTCTCCAGATTATTGGTAATTCGATTGCATGGTTTTGTGGTGGTAGTGCAGAGGATGGTATTATCCGGAATGTACTGTTTGCCGAGATTTACAATTCTATCCATGTTAATGACGACCTGATATACATGTGGAACATTGGCATGCCATCTGGGAACCCGCTGACGACAATTGTAAATACTTTCGCCGTAAATCTGTATTTTAGATACGCTTGGTGTGTACTACACCATGATGGTTACATGGCGATAAAATTGTTCGATGATAACATAAAGATGATTGCTTATGGTGATGACGTAGTCGCCAATATTTCTGCAGACTGTATCAGCTGGTATAATCAAAATTCCATCTCAGAAGCCCTTGCCACCATAGGACTTACGTATACAACCGAGACGAAGGAATCAGGAGAGGCGGCGCCCTATCGGAAGCTATCTGAAGTTAGTTTCCTGAAGCTCAGTTTCACTTGGGATGCTGGTGATTCAAGATTCCTCGCGCCTTTAGAACTAGAAACG